GCCCGGCGAAGCGGTGCCACGCCTTGCATCCCTGCGCGGAGTTCGCTGCCCTCGCGCCCGAACTCGATGGACATGGCGGCGCCGAGGCCGCGAGTGTCGTCGAGCACGACGTAGTGGTCGATGCGACCCCGCTCGGTCTCGATTCGCGCATGGCCGTCGTGCCGGTGCGCGGCGAGGATGGACGATGCTCGCGCTGCGAGTTCCCCGGTGACCTGCCCGAGGCGGAACTGCACCACCTCGTGCTCGGCGATCAGTTTGGTGAGCTTCTTGCCATTGACGCGGCGATAGACCTCAGACACTCGGGGGCCTCCGCCTCAGGTCGATGGTCCAGTGACGAGTGTTCCTCTGCCCCCAGTGCAGGGCGGGAGGAGTCACCAGATCCCATTCCTCGCCGTCGAACTCGGCACGAGACCAGAGCGTAACGCCAGGGATGTCGGCAGGGACGAGAACCCTCGTCACGTCGATAGCCACCTGACCGGCAACCTCCGCACGCTGAGAGCGCTGCGGGATGACTGCCGCCCGGACGGTCCTCTTCGAGTCGGGGTCCGCGACCTTCACGCGGTTGCCGCGCGAGTCGGTGACGATCTGCTCTGCCCAGAACGTGACCTCGCGACCGCGCCTGCGCTGTACAGAACTCACCAGTCATCCTCCTCCGAAGCGAAGAAGGGGAACGGCTTGCCACCGTAACTCACAGGGACGTAGGACGCGCCAACCTTGTGGCCCCGGCCTTCCGTGCCCCATGCGTACGTGGAGACGGAAGTGACGGTCTGCGAGCCGCGGGCGATGCCAGCGATGATCTGGCGCTCGTCCGTCGTCAGGTAGACCGATCCGGCCTTGTCGCCGATGTCGCTCCATCCGAGCGTCTCGTCGCCAGCGCGCGAGACCGTGAGGCCCTGCACGTTGACCATGAGGCGCCGCGCCGAGGCGAGCACGATGGACTTGATGACCGGGGGGACATTCTCGGGGGACCAGTTCAGGCCGTACCCACGAACGAGGTTGGAGGCGTCCTCCAGCGCGGAGGTAGCGACCGTCTCCTCCTGGTCGTCAAGCGTCCAGTCGAGGCGGTTCTTGAGCTCTTCGAGCGTTGCTAGCGGTTCCATGACTCAACCTCCTGTCCGCAGGGTGCGGGGCGCTGAGCGGAGTAGTACCCAGCGCCCCGCTCTGAGGTCAGGAACCGGCGAGCGTGATGCCCGAGAAGTCCGAGACCTCCTCGTCGCTGGTGGTCGTGGTGACCGCAGTCCCAGAGCCACCCAGGACGATCTCCACGGCGCGGACGAAGTGGTTGTCCTCGGAGACGACGCCGTTGTTCGACTCGTTCACCGTGACCAGCGGGTCGTCCACGTAGCGGAAGCCCGCGTAGAGGTCGAACGCCGAGCGGTCGGTGTACGTGGTCAGGTCGAAGTCCTGGATCCAGCGGAGGCCGAGGTTGAGCGCGGAGCTCGTCGAGGCCGAGGCGCCGAAGGCGACCGACTGCGGGATTGTCGGGACACCCGAGACGAAGACGAACGCGCTGCGGACGAAGGCGTACGCGGCGTCGGGGTCGATCTCGTCGGAGACCACGACGGTGAGGCCGTAGAGCTGGCCGATGACGGCACGCTCCAGGGCGCCCAGCGCGCGACGCTCGCCAACGCTGGAGGCGAGGGCCAGCGCGTCGTCCGCGAGAGCCTTCTCCTCCCAGCCCGAGCCGAGCAGGAGGATCTGCTCGCCGTCAGGGGCGTTGAGGTCGCGAAGCGCACGACGCGCAGCACGCGCGACCTTGCGGATGTCCGCCGACGCCTCGGCCGTGATCGTCACCTCGAACGGAGCGTTCTCGATGATCTCGACCGACTCGTTCTCAAGCTGGCGACGAACGGCGTCCGTCTGGGCGCCGACGAGGCGACCGAAGGAGCCGCCGAGGTCGAAGTCCTTCTGCTCGTCCGTGAGCGCGACGGCCGAGTACGGGTGGGCACCGAAGTTCACGGTGACCTTCCGCTCGGTGTAGGTGTCGAACACGATGGGCGTCGAGCGGTCGTTCCGCCAGCCGTACTTGCGGGCCGGGAGCACGCCGGGGACGGTGATGCTGTAGGCGTCGTTCAGACCGCCCTTGAAGTCGTCAGCCGACTGGTGGGCGAAGAACGTCGGAACGACGAGCTTCTTCTCCAGAAGCGTCGCAGCGGTCGCGGCGACCTTCTCGTACTTCTGAGGAGTGTGCGGGGTGTAAGCCATTGGGGCCTCTCCTGGGCATGAGAAAAGCCCCCGCCGCTTCGGCTAGGGGCTCGGGGTTAGCAGGTGGGTGACCCGGACTCAGAACTGGCTGAGGATCTTCTCCGCGGCCTTGCTCGCGTCGAAGCGCTCCGGTTCGGTCGACGGGTCCAGCCCGCCCTTGGGGTCATCGGTGCCGCGCGCCGACACAGGGCGAGCGAACTTCTGGAGGGCCTGGGCGTCTGCCTTCAGCTCCTCCTCGTTAGCACCTCGAAGTCGTTCGGCCAGTTCGTCCGGGAGGTTGAACTGACGAGCGATGCGCTCTCGTGTGAGCTGGAGCTCCAGCGCCTCGACCTTCTCGACGTACTCCTTGGTCGCCGCCTCGATGTCCTCGGGGGTCTTGGCGTCCTTGAGCTTCTCGCGAAGTTCGTTGCGCTCGGTGCGGTACTTGCCCGCCTCGCTGCGCGCTCGGCTGAGCTCCTTCTGCGCCCACTCAGGAAGGTCGGACTCGGACGGCTTGCCGTCGTCGTTCTTCCCGTCCTTCGGGGCATCGGTCTCGCTGTCGTCGGTGCCCTTGGGCTCCTGGCCCTCGTCCGGCGCTCCGGCGCCCGCCTCGCTCGCGTCCTCGATGAACATGAGCCGGTGGTTCTTGAACAGCTTCGGGTTCACGCTTCGCCTCCTGGGCGGTCTTGCATGCATGGGATGGGTGGTGCACCACCGGCTCCAGGCCGGGGAGAATGAGGCCCGTCGCGGCGCGGTAGCGATACGCCCACGGGCACTGCGCGCGTCCGCGCAGACGCACGAGGAGCCGTCTCAACTCGTGCGGGTCATGAGATGCGCTTGATGAGCGCTTCCTCGAATGCGTTGCCTTGCCTGGTGTCGAGCCAGGCGTTCCACTTGGCGAGCGCCTCGGCCTCGCTCCAGCCGTTCTCCTGCATCAGGCGGAAGAACTTGCGCCAGAGGCCCTGGGCCTGCTTGCCGCTCGTCCTGCGGGTGACCTCGGGCCACCACTCGGAGTAGGTGCGGTTCATGTCGAACATGGAGTCCGCGTACTGGCCCTTCGTCCACACCGGCACCGCGTAGCACTTGCAGTTGTCGTGGTAGAGGTCGCCCTCTCCGAAGGTTGCCGACTCCTCGGTCCGGTAGACCGCGCCTCGCGAGATGAGCATGGCGCAGAACCCGCAGGGCGTTCCCGTGCGGGACTGTCGAGCCCAGCCGAGAGCGCGCTTGTCGCGGTCCATGCCGCGCCACATCTCTCCGCGCGCGCCATTGAGGACCACGCGCTCGGCGGCTGCGGCCTGGCGGTTGCCAGACTTGCGCTTCGCCTCCTCGCGGGCTGCGTCGACCTCGGAGGCAGGAGCCTCGTCGTCGAGCCCACGGACGCGACGGATAAGCCCCTCCTTGCCGAGGGCCTCCATCACCAGTCGAGCCTCTTCCTCAGCCGCGATGTCGTCTTCACGACGCTCGGCCTCGGTGCGCTCGATGTCGGCGCGGAGCGCCTCGCGGAGCTCATCCGCGGTCATGTCGACGAGATCGACACCCTCGTCATCGCGCTCGATAGTGCCCTCGTCATCTCGGGGAGAGACCGCCACGTCGTGAGGCTCGATGGGCACGGAGACGTTGCCGCCCCCGGAGGGGCTGGACGAGCCGGCCAGCTCGGCGAACTCACGACGCAGGTCTTCGAGCGTGACGTAGGTCGGCTCTGGGCGCCTCGGGTCAGGCACCGTCGAGCCGGTGATGAGCGCTCGCGCCAGGCGGTAGTAGGCCAGGCCGAGTTCTCGTGCGTGGCTGCGACGGGACAGGATCATCTGCACGGCGTCGTCAAGCCACTCCGCTGCC